ATGACGGCGGTTCCCGCGCCCAAGACCAAGCCTCGCCGCGACATCCTCACCCCTGCCCAGATGAAGGCGCTGCTGGCCTTGGACTTGCCCGACCATGTGCGCGCGTTGCTGCTCCTTGGCGGCTTTGCCGGGCTGCGAACTGAGGAGGTTGAGCGGATGGATTGGGCAAACGTAAATACTAAAACGGGCCAGATCCACGTCCCGCCCGGCGTGATGAAAGACAGCGGCGGATTCGATCAGCGCATTGTGGATTTCACCGAGCCGCTACGACGACGCAGGGCGTGGCTTGCCAAGCAAAAGGGCAAGATCATTCCCGTGGCGTCCGAAACCCTGCACACGCACCGCCGCCGCGCCTGTGCGCCCGTGCTGGCCGAATGGCCCGACAACTGCCTGCGGCATAGCTTTGCTACCTATCACTTGAGCCGCGCCAAAAATGCGGGGCTCACGGCCTACCAAATGGGCCACACCGATTCCAGAATGGTGCAAAAGGTCTATGCCGTTCCTGCCGCATTGGCTGATTGGCGGGCTTGGTGGGCTTTGTAGCTGTCATAGCGTTTTGACACCCCGCTCGCCCTTGCATGGCGCGAACAAAGCCCACACGGCCCCGCCTTCTCGTAGTCGTCTCCGATCTGCATTGCGGCTCCACCGTTGGCCTCATGCCGCCCGACTCCGAAATCATCGGCGGCAACAAACTCTCGTTCGGAAACAACCACCACCAAGCATGGCTCTGGGATTGCTGGAAAGACGCGCAAGCCCAAGTTGCCAAGCTCGCCGGGAACGATCCGTTGGCCCTGCTGGTCAATGGCGATGCGACTGAAGGCATCCACCACCGCAGCCCCGAAGTCGTTGCCTCGCTCATCGAACATCATTGCCAGATGGCCGCGACCGCGCTCAAGCCTTGGGCAGATCGGGCCGTAAAGACCTACGTCACGCGCGGCACCGAATGCCACACGCACGATGTGGAAAGCTACCTCGCCCGCCTGCTTGGCGCGGAGGACGGCAAGGCCCGCGACAAGTGGTTGTTGGAGATTGCCGGATGCCAGATCGACGCGGCTCATCACATCGGCACCACGGCCCGCACCTACCTTGAAGCCTCCCTGCTTTCCATTGTGTTGGGCAATGCTCGGCTCAACAGCATCCGCGCGGGGCATCCGGTCTCGCAAGTCTATCTACGCGCTCATCGTCATTGCGGGGGCGTCTATTCGGACGGCAGCGGGCTAATGGCCGTCACGGGCGCTTGGCAGTTCCTCACCCGCCACGGCCACAAAGTTGTCGGTGATGCTATCCCTCGGCCATCCGTGCTGGTCTTGGATTGGCGCGACAAGCCAGACGGTTCCCTGCCTACGCCACACCATATCTTTTTCAATCCGCCTGCGCCGGAGGTTTCCAAAGTATGAGCAAAAGCAAGGTCACTGCCGAGCAACTTGAGGCAAGCGCGTGGGCAGCGGCCCTCGCCACGCCAGTCATCGAAGACACGGTGCCCCCGGGCTGGCTTACCTCCCGGCAACTCGCCGAAAAGTTGGGCAAAGGCGAAAGCACAATTTCCCGCCTCCTCCTGCTGGCCGTTAAGGAAGGCCGCGCGATTAAACAAGACTTTCGCCTTTCAACAGGCGCGGGCGTTCGCCCGGTGCCGCACTACTGCCTGAAATGAAAAAGCGCACCAAGCGGCCAACGCTGCGTTTCAAATTGGACGGCGAATGGTGGACGGTGAAAGTCGCCCGCCCGCCGTCAAAGGAATTGTGCGAAGGCATGACCGACTACAAAAAGCGGATTGTATGGTTCCACCCCAACGCCATCGCAGGCAACCTTCTCGGTATCGTGGCGCATGAGTTGGCCCACGTGAATTTTGTATGCTCCGACGAAACGCACGTGCGCGACCACGAGCGCCTAGTGTCTGTCGTCACGCGCTGGCTGGCGAACGAGTTTTGTGAGGGCAAAATCAGCATCGGACAGCACCGCCGGGACAAATGACCTTCGTTCCGCTCGTTATCACCACCGTATGCTATTTATGGACGGCGGTGGGATTTTGGCATGAAAATCAGCCAGCAATGGCAACGATTTTCGTGTTTTATGCGGCGGCTAATGCAGGTTTTTTAGCCATCGCGCTTGGTTGGCGTTAGGCAACAAGCGTCAGCAAACGTCTCACCAAACGCCGCAGGCTGAACCGCCGCGCACGGCGATTCGGACTGATGCGCTCGACGTAGCCAATGCCGCCGCCCACGGGCGGGTAAACAAAGCCAAGGTCATTGGTTCGCATGGTGTCCCTCCTTTCATGTTGTTACCCCTGCCAGTCTGCGTTCTTTCCGCGAACGTCCACATGGCAAAAGGTCTTGTAGCGCCCAATGCCGCCACGGAATAGCCCCTCTGCGCGCATTTCTTTGAGGATGCGGTGCAACGTAGCGGGCGAGCCAGAAAGATCAAGGGCGCCGCCCCGCACGTGGATGCTCGCAGAAGCACCAGAGATCGCGCGATTGTAAGCGGGCGAACGGTATGCCGAGTTAATTCGCAGCGGCTTGCCCAACCTGTGCCGCGCCTCGTCGGCAACCTTTGTTACGGCCAGTAATGACGGCCACAAACTGCGCGGAGGGTCGGTGTTTAGTTGCAGCTTGGCATCCCGCGCGCCTCGGTAAAACACTTCGTCGGCGTTAAAATAACGCACGCCATGCTCATCGAGCAGTTTTTGGAAGTCGGCTTTTGCGCCCGTGAACTTCTTTCCTTTTTTCTGCTTCGCTGTGGATGCGGTCGTGGGCGGCGGAGGCAATGTCTGCGAGATCGGTGAGAGACAGTCGGCGCACAAGGGCGATGGCGATTGCGCGCCGATCTTCTGAAGGCCAGCCAGAAATTGAACGAATGAGTTCTTGAACCATGTAGTTGCTTTCATCTGTTTGTTAAAATTCTACCCGCCCCCGCACTCCGATGAACGACAGACCCCGGCGTCCGATGCGGACGACAGGCTGAATCGAAGTGAGCAAGCGTGTGAGCAGGGGGCGCGTGTCAGATCGCGGTGCGGGGTTGGTGAACATCGCGCGCAGGACTTCACCGTTGATCGTCACCGGATAACGCGGCTCGCGCTTCATTCGGGCAGGACGATTTTGTCGGCTTCGATAGCGGCTTGTGTCTCAGCCGCGCCCCACGGCTTCCAAAAAGTCAGGACCCACGCCTTGCGCTCAAGGTCCATGCCCCCACTAAACTGCCAGCCGCTTTTGCCGAGCGGCAGGCCAGTGCCGCTCATCTGCGGCATTGACGCGCATCCCGCGCAATAAAGCGCCACAACAGCGGCGATAAGGCGCATGGCCTACTTGTCCTTGCGGAACACTTCCCAGACTCCAACGGCGGCGATGACCACGGCGGCGATGGCGGACCATTGGTCGGGGTCCAGCTTCCAGCCTGCGGCGGCGGCGAGGGCGGCGAGGCCAGCCCAGGTGCTTTTTTCCTTCAGTTTACCCAGCGCGGTCGATACGAGGTTCATGCCCCGAGCGGGGTGTCAAAGCCTGCCTTGTTCGCTATTCGCGAAAGAAAAACGCGCTACGATTTCTTTTAGGACTGCAACCCCGCCACCGCCTCCCCACTAGCCTCCGCAAAGCTCGCCTGCGGCACGCCGAAAGACTCCGCTGGTGCGGGTGTCGGGGATGCGGCCCATGAAAGCATCACGGTTTCCAGCCATGTCTTCGCGGCGGTCATCTTCGGGCCGAGGGGTTTGCCTGCTTGAGCAAGGGCCATTTCAAGGCGTTGGAGGGCGGCGATTTGGTAGGCGCTGAAGTATTGGCTGACTGCTTCTTCGGCGGTCATCGTCGCCACAGGCGGCACACTCCAAGCCCCATCTTGCCACACGGCATTGGGTGACGGCGCGGCGGGCTGCACGGCCCAATCGTTTCGTTTCGGGTTGTCTGCAAGTTCCCAAGCGGCCATCTGCTCGCCAAGGTCGCGGACATCGTTGGGGTCGGAAATGCGGTAATAGTTAGGCATAAACTCGCGGATGGTTGGCGACTGTCGCCGTGTTGTTGTTCGTTATGGTCAAGCCTCCGCGCACATCTTGGAGGTCGCGGACGAGCGGGGCGTAGAAG